CGGGCCCGCCACCTACACCCTCCGGCCCGGCGACACGCTGGGCGGGGTGGCCGCGTTGCTGTGCGGCAATGCCGCGGACTTCCGGGCGCTGGCCGCGAACAACCACATCCGGTACGCGAACCAGATCAGTGCCGGCGACGTTATCCGGGTGGCCTGCCGCGCGGCAGCCGCCGCCCTGGCCCGGGTGCAGCTGGCGCCCCCCGCTCCGCCAGCTGCACCCGTCCCGGTGCTGGCCGCAGCGCGGGCGCCTGTGCAGCAGAACGCACAGCAGCAAGTGCAGGCGCCCGTGCAGGTGCAATCCCAGTCGTCCGGTGCCCTGAGCGGGACGCTCGGCTGCTCGGGGCTGGAGCGGCTGTGGGACGCCGCGGGCGGCAACCCGGGCGACGCCGAGATGGCCGCTGCCATCGCGATGGCCGAGTCGGGAGGCAACCAGTTCGCGGTGAGCCCGACTGACGACTTCGGGTACTGGCAGATCAATGCCTCCAACGGCTCGCTGGCGACCACCAATGCGCTGGGCAACGCCAAGTCGGCCATCATCTTGTCCGGCAACGGCGCCAACTGGTCCCCGTGGACCACGTACACCAGCGGGGAGTACGCCGGGAAGTGCTAGGCCGATTCGAAGGGCGGGTTCCGGACCAGGGACCCGCCTTTCGTCGCGTCTGGAGGCACTATGCCAAGGCAGGCAGGAAAGTACGGACGCCTGGCCCCGGACCCGGGCAGGCCCCGGCTCACCCTGGAGCGTTACCTGGACCCGCGCGGCCCGCTCAGCCGCCAGGGGCTGCCGCCGGTCCCGCTCACCGATGACGTCGACCGCGCCAGCGAGGTGTCCTCCTGGCCCATGTACCTGAACAATGCGCTGGGAGATTGCACCATCGCCGGCGTCGGGCACATGTACGGCGCCTGGACGCAGTACGGCCACGGCACCGAGGCGGTCTTCGACGACAGCCAGATTCAGCTGGTCTACTCGCGGGTCGGCGGCTACAACGCGGACGACCCGAGCACCGACCAGGGCTGCGTGATGAGCCAGGTGCTGGCCGACCAGCAGGAGCACGGCATCACCGACACCGCGGGCAGGCTGCACAAGGTGGCCGGCTACGCCGCGTTCGGCAACCCGCACGACGAGACCCTGCTCGGCCAGGTGCTTGACGTGTTCGGCTCGGTGTACGTCGGCTGCAACGTGCAGCAGCAGATGGAGCAGGCGTTCGCCGCCGGGCGGCCGTGGGACTGGGTGCCGGGCGATGAGGTCATCGGCGGGCACGCCATCTGCCTGCAGCGCCGCCGGGGCTCCGGGAACGCGCCGCTGGAGTACGTCACGTGGGGCGCGCTGCAGCCGGCGACCAAGAACTTCCAGGCCTACGCGGTCGAGGAAGCGTGGGCCGTGGTGACCGAGGACTGGGTGCGCACCAACGGCACGACGGTAGAGGGCCTGGACCTGCAGCAGCTTCTGTCGGACATGCGCTACGTCTGAGCCGTGAACGAGGGAGAGCATGTCGCCCGGGGAGCTGCTCACGCTGTTCGGCGGGGCCGGCGGCGGCACTGCGGCCGTGTTCTGCGTCCTGTTCATCACGAACCTGATCTATTCCAGGGGCGCGTACGACGAGATGAAGGCCGACCGCGATGACTGGAAGCGGATCGCGGAGCTGGAGAGAGCGAGGGCTGACGCCGGAGTAGTCACCGGGCAGATCGTCAGGGACGTCATGCTCGGCCTCCGCAAGGAGCTGGAGTGAATGAGGTTTTTCGGCTGGAGGCGCAAGCGCGTGAGGGTGGACCGTGCCAGCACAGCACGCGAGCTGCAGGCTGCCGAGGAGCGGCTGGAGCATGACACGGTGCACACGATCATCCCGCTCGGGGAGCTACGCCAGGAGAACCACATCGCGCCCCGCCTGGACAGGCTGATACAGAAAAGGGCCAGGGAGCTGAGGGATGGCGGGGCATGACACAGCTTCAGTTCCTGGCGGAGTGGGGGAAGTACGCGGCTGGCGTGACGTTCTGGACCTGCTTCACCTGGCCCGCGGTGGTCCGGCTGTTCTGGCCCTGGCACCGGGATCAGTGGGGCTGGAACATGGTCCTGAAGACCGAGATGATCGCCGTGGCGCTGCTGGCCAGCGTCCTCAAGACGGAGTTCGGCATCAAGCCCGGGCTGGAGCTGGAGTGGGTGGCGGTGGCCGCTGTCACCGTGATCCCCCTCATCGTCGGCTGGCGCACCTGGATCATCTACCGCGACCAGCAGCGCGGGGCCGCGGAGGGGCGCGCGCGGCGCAGGCAGCGAGGGGGCGGTTGATGTGCAGCCTGTCCCGGAGCTGCTTGAGGCTGCGTCGGTGGCGACGTTCTGGGTCAGCTTCGTCTTCACGCCGGCCATCTCGCTGATCTGGCCGTGGTGGGAGAGCGACTGGGGCTGGAACATCGTCCTGCTGGAATCCTGCATATGGGTGTCGCTGCTGCCCGCCCCGCTGCACGTCATGTTCGGCGTGCCGTACGGGCCGTTCCTGTCCTGGTTCCAGGTGGCCGCCGTACTCGGGGCCGGAGCGGTGGTGGTCTGGCGGGCGGTCATGATCTGGCATACCCAGCGGGCTGGCGGCAGGGAATGACCAGACGCTGCCCGGACGGCGAGGCCGATTAGACCTGCATGACCGCGGTCTAGCAGGAGGGCGAACGACCATGGCAGTCGCCAGCAACACGTATGCCGGCACCCCGTTTGAGGGCTTTTCCCTCAGCCACGCCGCCATCCTGTCCGGCACGACCGGCGCCGAGGGCGCGACGGTCTACGGCGTGCGGAACGGCACGATCAGCACCGACCAGGGCAACTTCGAGAACACCGGCGACGACGTTGTGCTCTCCGAGCACTTCTGGATCAACTTCGCCAACGTGACGATCGAGGAAGGGTACATCCCGTTCTCCACGATCGCCTTCATCACCGGGACCACGGTCACCTCCTCGGGCCTGGCGGGGGCGGACTACTACGCCATCCCGCTGTGGACGCTGAACTCGATGAACCAGGTCACGCAGCCGCTGGCGATCCGGGTGCCGTCCAAGGACGCGGGCGGCCAGGTCCGCACCCTGGACTTCGTGCTCTACCGCGTGCAGTTCCAGCCGTTCAACTTCACCGGGCCGTCGTACAAGACCGGCCTGAGTGTCTCCATCGCCGGGCGCGCGCTGTTCTCCACGGTCAACGAGACCGGCCAGTCGCTGCCCGCCTCCTACGGCGGCACCTCGGGCTCCGCGGGCATGTCCATCGGCCGCCTGGTCTCCTGGCCCGGTGCGCAGACCGGCGCGTTCGTCCCCGAGCCGTTCGGCGCCGGCGGCGGGACGGTGGTCTGACCCATGGCGGACGAGGAGCAGCAGGCCGGGGAGCCGCAGGCCGAGCAGTCGCAGGAGGCGCTGCCCGGCGTGGCCGGGATGGCCCAGGGCCAGCGGGGCGTGGTGGACGAGCCAGCCGCCCCGCCGGAGCAGCCGGACAACTTGGTCACCGGCGCCGACGCGCTGGAAGAGCAGCAGAAGAACCCGGAGCTGGACGACAACTCCGGGGCCCGTCCGTAGCATTAGGTAAGCGGCGCGCTCAGCCGGGGGTTTGTCGGCAAAACATCCTTCCCTGAGCGCGCCGCTTGCTGTCTGTCCGATTGTCCCGGCATCGCACCCTAGAGGCCCTGGGAGGCCCGTATGCCGGATGATGCCGCGCCCGAGTCCGAGCTGGACCGGCTTGACCCGCAGACCGTGCTGTGCGAGTTCACGACCGGGTTCACCGTCGAGGTCGTGCGGATGCGGACCCGGCAGTTCTTCCGGCTGCTGCGCATCCTGACCCACGGCGCCGGGCCGGCCATGATGCAGGCCGGGCTCAACTTCCAGGCCGAGGGCCGCGAGTTCGTCACCCAGCTGCTGACGCTGGTGGTGATGTCCATCCCGGACGCCGAGTCCGAGGCGGTGCAGTTCCTGGCGTCGATGTGCAAGCCGGCCGGGCTCGTCGAGCGCGAGGGCGCCCCGCTCAACAAGCAGGAGAGCGAGGCCAACGCCGAGCTGTGGAAGCGGCACGGCGAGGAGCTGCACAACCCGGACCTTGAGGACACGATCGACCTCATCGAGCTGATTATCAGGCAGGAAGCGCCGGAGCTGCAGGCCCTGGGAAAAAAGCTGGAGAAGACCCTCAAGCTGTTCCAGCGGACGGGTCAGGACAAGGACAAGCCGGAGCCGGAGGCGAGTCCCGAGGAGCTAGCCTCGCAGGAGCCTTCGCCCAGGCATTCGACGTCCTCAGCCACGAGTACGGATGGACTGACGAGTACATCCTCGCCCTCCCCGTCTGCCGCCTCCGGCAGATCATCGAAGCGGCGGCAGCCCGCCGCGAGCGCGACCACCTAAGCCGCCTGAAGCTCGCCGAGTGGCAGGTGAAGACCATCTGCAGCTTCATCGGCGCGCAGGCGATGGTGGACACCGAAAAGCACGGCGGGCGCAACCCGCTGGTGGAGCTGGCCGCGTCGCTGTCGATCACGCCGACCGAGGCGGACCTGGAGCTGGAGCGCATCCGCGGGCCGCAGGTCGCCGGCCGCATCGAGGACGACCCCCGGTTCGCCAAGGTGGCCGCCGACCCCGCTACCGGCCAGGAGGCGGCCAACGGCGCGGGGTCGTT